TTTCTAAAGAATTCTTTTTCATGACCACCACGAGATACGATAACATTCTTATTCATTTGAAAACCATTTACCTCTAGATGACCTATACATACATCAGCTTGTGTTTCATATATCATACCTTCAGTATAAAGTTCATTTGTTTGATTAATCCATGGTACAAATAATATTGGTAACCCATCAAAATTTACTTCTGTTGCGTCTTCGTAGATATGAATATTTTTATGTTTACTACCTAATAATTCTGTAAGTGAATTTATTTGACTTGTATTCTTATAGTAGATATCATGATTACCTACTAACATATGTAATTCAATTCCTAGATGTTGAAATGGTAATATAAATCTTTCTCTAAAATCTTTTGCAGTTCTATATGATACATACTTTCTTCTATCAAAACAGTCACCTAAATGAATACATGTTTTGATATTGTTTTGTTGTAAATATGGAAAGAAAATACCTTCATAAAACTTATAAAAATATTCGTTGAAATTTACATTGTCATTGCGCGCTCCAAAATGCGAATCAGTAATCAGTGCTATCTTCATCTTTTTTATCTTCCATAAATTCTTCTAAACCCTCATCTATTGATAAAGTTTTTAATTTTTTCTTAGTTTTATATACATCTTCATCTGGTAACATTACATCTGGGTCAAAACCTCTTATATCATAAGATGTATCATCACTATCAAGTGTATCATAAGAATCATATTGTTGTTTTTCTATCATCTTATTTTTGATATGTGTCTGTTTCTTTTCTTTTTGTATTCTTCTTAAAAACGCGTAATATATTATCTGTGTAAAATATGCGAAAGGATTATTTGATTTATCGGGGTCAAAATTATGTATATATTGTAAACAATTTTCTATACCATCTGATACCATCTCTGAACGATATGTGTAATTAATGAAGTTCGGTCTGTAAGATAAACCATTTGCAATCTTTAAAAAACATTCACCAATGTAGTTTGTAACTTGTGGGGTAGGCTCTCCTGTTTCTTCAGCTTCCTTATATGATTCTTTCCATTCTTTCATTGCTTGTAAGAATTTTACGTTATCAATATAGTGTACTGTTTTTTTCTTTTTTGACATCTTATAATGGTACTAGGTTAGACAAAATATGTCAAGGTTTATTCAATTTTTTACAAAAAAAATTTTTTGCTATTTTTTTACAATTAACCCTTGACAAACTTTGTTAGTAACATTATAATAGCTTTGTCTCCCAGAGGTTATATAATTAGCTTAGAGTAGTGATTAGTGAATAGTTTTAGATGTAGGTAGAATATCTAATTCTTCATCAGACATAATCTTTTGTTCTTTAATCTTTTGTTCTATTTTAATATCAGAAGATTCTTTTTTAACATATCTATCATACATTGCTTGTATTTCTTCATTGGCCATATCTTGTTCATCTTCTGGTATACTACTATCGAATCTTGCCTCTAATCTTGTTTTTTCTTCTTCTGGTACATTTTTATCTTCTATATTCTTATGAGCGTTTAACATAAAGTTATAATAGTTATTTAATGCATAAGATGCGTCAGTAATTGTAACAATATTAGATTTAGCTAAATGAAAATCATCGGCCTGAGAAAAGGGTTTTAACCAACGAGATAAAGTGAGTGCTTCAACAACTCCTTTTTGAGTTATTTTGTTGCGAATTTCCATTCTTAACGGTTGAGATATATGTAAAACTTGTGAATCTTCTGTGTTTTTATTTTCTATACAAGTACAAACAATATCCTCACCATTAGATAATTTTATAATTTTGGTGTTATTATCATTCATATCCTTATCCTATCTATCTCTACTATTTATAATTTAAGAGTATCAATTTCATAGTCAAATTGTTCTTCATTGTATATGTTGATTCTTTCTAAAAAGTGACTTAAAGTAAAATTCTTTCTTTCTTTATGACTAAAATCATCACCTATATCTAAAAGCGTTGTATATAATACACTTTGATTTGATTTGCGCAAACCGCGGCCGAGTGATTGTAACACTCGTATTCTAGACTTGGACGGAGATGCGAACACGATATTATGTAAGTTCCTAATATTAATACCAGTACTAAATGTACCATACGACGCGATAATAATTGCATTTTTTTCTTTCTCCGTTATTGCTCTAATATTTTCTCTTGTTTCTGTGTCTGTTCCACCATGTATAAAGAATACTTTCCTTTTAAAGTCTTTCATCAGGTCGTGTAGTAAAACACCATGTTTTTCCACTAATTGATATAAACATAGTGTATTACCACTCAACTTCTCACAAAGTCTTGAAATGAAGTGATTCCGTTCCTTGTGTGAGACAATGTAATCTAGTTCTTCATTATACTTTAAATCTTTAACTATTTTACAGTCTTCTTCCTTATGTTTTAATAGAATACATTTAATCTTTAAATCAGCTAGTGTATCTTTATCAATTAGTTCTTTAGTGGTTGTAACTTTTTCAACCTTTCCAAATAATCCCTCTAAAACTAATCTATGTGTCTGTGTACCATCTAGTGTACCTGTTAATCCAAAACGATACTTACAGTTTATCAATTTGGTCATAATCGAGGTCAAAGATTTAGATTTAAATAGATGAGCTTCATCACCTATAACACATCCAAAATTTTCAAAGTATTTTTTATCTAGTTTATAGATAGACTGCCATGTTGATATAACTACAGGTTTATCTGTAATTTTATCATGACCTTGATATATTCTATGTAAGTATTTATCATCCCAACCATAGTCAAGAAAATCTGAATACATTTGTTCTACTAGTGATGTAGTTGGTACTAATATCAATATCTTCTTATCTTTCAATAAAAGATTATAATATCTGATAAGTGCGTATATAATTAATGATTTACCACTTGCAGTTGGTGATATCAACATACCACGATTCTTAGATAACGCGTAGTGTATTGCTTCTGTCTGATAATCTCTAAGTATTAAATCTTTACCTTTTGATTTTGGTTTAAGTGATTTAATAAAGTCTTCTACAACCTGTATGTCTATATCTTTTGTATCATCTACATCATCATCTATCTCATAACCTATATCATTTCTATCACAAAACTCTTTGACATAATCTAATAGACCTACATATAATTTTCCTGTTTTATCAGAGAATAATCTTATCTTACCATCCCATAGGTGATTTCGAAACATTGGCATAAACCTATGACCAGGTACTTCGAATGTAAAATACTGTACTAACTCGTAGCAGATACCAGGGTTATCGCATTCTATTTTTAGATAAACTTCATCAAATTTAGATATGTGAATTTTGTAATGTACCAGGTTGTCCATAGTCACCTCTTAATAATATATTCCATGATATACTAATTCTGTAATCTTTATTTTCAGGTACCCAATGTTGTAACCAAGCGGGAAACATTAATCCAAAACCTTCATCAGAATCAAATTGTAACATCCCTGAATTTTCAAATGTAGAATGTTTTATATTAGGATGTAATACATTGGCCTGTGGTCTTGGGTCAAAAAATTGTATTGGTGCTGAATTTCTTGAATGTAAATAATATACACCAGATAGTATATTATTTGAATGAGTATGTGGTGGATGTGTTTCGCCTGTTGTTAATTGATTTGCCCACATACCTGTAATCTCTATTTTATCATATTCGTATTTGTATGTCTCTCTTAATATCTTATTTGCTAACTTGTATATTTCCATAGAAAATTTTGGTATCTTTATATTTAAATTATCTTTAGTTTGAATAATTGATTCAGTTTTCTTTTTTTCTATATGACTAAGTTCTTTAATAACAGTATTACGCTCATTCTCATTCATATCGAATCTAAATTCTGATACGATAGTTGGAAATACTTTATGAGTTGTTACATCAACCATGATACTACACTCCAGCGTGTTCCTTTTGTAACTTTCTTAACTTCATGTGGAAACATAAAATTTGATGGGAAGATTAATGCATCACCTTTATGAATATTTAAATGTAATTCTGACACGATAAATTGACCACCTTCAAAATCATCATTTAAGAATAATAAAACTGATGCCTGTGGATATCCAAACATCTGCCCATGACTATGATGTATATTATCACAATGTCTTGACATATATCCACCTTTATCATATTTGTTCAATCTAAAATCAGTTGTTTTCTGTGCAACAAAAACTCTATCATTTTTTTTCTGTTGTTCTGAATATAAATCCGTTACATCAGATACTATATCTTTTAGTTCATCATAAAATTTTTCATTTTTACGAATCCATATTTCATCCATTTTAACTTTTTCATCATGTGGTGATATTCCGTCATGAGTTGAATAAGTTGATTTTGAATATTGGAAATCTGTATTTATGATATTATCACAAAGAGAATCCGTCACCATTTTTTTGTAGTGGCCGATAAATCTGTAATAATTTTTCATTGATTTAATCTCTGAGCTCAATTTTCACTTTATCCATATCTAATTTTTTATCTTTTTTCAGTTTATTGTACCACGCCGATTTACTTTTATCTTTAAACGAAGTTTTAAATACTACTACAGTTCTTAATTTATAACACTCTCTACTTACAGGTTGACCTTGATGTGGTAAACTAGCAGTAAACGCAATTAATCTGTTTCCAATGTATTGAAGATATGTTGGATGACTATTTTTTTCTTGTATCATAGTTCCACCACCATCTTCTTTTTCCCAATCCATTCTAGGATAGTATATCATAGTAATGTCACCATCATCTAGATGTACATGAGGTTCTATTCCATGAGTATGAGCATTAAAATATACTCTTTCCATTTCTACTTCATTTTCACCAGTAAAGTTTTTTTCTACACTATTCCATAAAGGTTCAACAAATTCATATCCATTTTTATTACATTCTTCTATATCATGTCCACCAAGAACATGCCAATGTTTATTCTTTCCACCTTCAACAGATGCGTAATCATACTTCCATGATATCTCTCTCATATGTAAATCAACCAATTGAGCAACATGGTCTTCTATAAAATTATCAAATACTTGTATCATTACATCATCCCCGCTTCAAACGATTTCCATTGTATCGCATTTTTAATATCCCAACCTCTTGATTGTATGGATTTAAGAACACCATCTAGATATTTAACAACAGTCTCTAGATATACAATTTTATTTTCTATTGTAATAATTTCTTCATCTGATTCGATATAAACTGATAAGTCTGATTTGAGTACCTTTAGGTCAAAGGGTTTTGTTTCATAAATCTTTGCGTCTGCTTTTCCACCATAATATTCCCACTTCTCTCTGTATAACATTTTATAATCACTCTTTGCTTTGTACATTAACAATTCAAAATTAGATTTTGTATCTAGATATTTTGTGTATAGTTCTTGGTTTTTTAAAGATTCAGTATCAAGTCTTTCATCATTTATTTTTAAGTCTTGTGAGACTTGGGCTTTAAGTTCATCTAAAGTCATAATCACTCCTATTCATTATATTGATTAATTATTTATAGTTTAACTATTTCGTATATTTTATATTTAAAAGTAACATCAGTTGTTAAGTAATCAACATCAGTAACAGCTTGTGTATATGATAACCCACCTACAGATGTAGGAAAGCAATCTTGAAATCTTATTTCTGTTACAGGATTATTTTTATTTGTAAGTACAGTTAATGTTGCGTCACTAAACATACCTCTGTCTGATACAGCTGGTTTTACATCACCTATATCATCACTTTGATTTGCTGCACGACCTGTAGGTGTATCTGATGTAGCACTTCTAAATTCTCTAAACTGACTTCTGTCTTTTGGAAATCCTAATCCTGTCAACCAATTATGTAATTCAATATAATTCTCTAAGTTTTCATCTATTATAAATGTAATAGTTAAATCTTCATATTCTAATTTATCACCAGGCATCGGTATATTTTTTAGTGGATTATCAAGAGACATTTCAGCTAAAGTTATACCAGGTACATTCGCAGCAACTGTAAAGTATTCTACTTTAGGTAGTTGATGAATCTTAAAACGAAATTGAGTTGGACTTGAATAGTCTAACTTAGTAGGTTGTCTGTTTAGTGGTGATTGTTTGGTTACCATATCATTATTTATAACAAAAGAAAGGGGTAGACATCTCTAACCCCTTTCAGATACTATCTATTTAGTATTATTTTTTGGCTGAACGAAGACCTAAGTCTGTATGACCAGCATCCGCTAAAGTATCGCCTATGAAAGGTGTACCTTCATAGTTTTGTTCTTTGTTGATTCTTCTAGCAATTGCTTGTTCTTCATTCGTTGCAAAGTGTAAATCCCAAGCAGCTAATCTTTTACGCATGTACCAATGCCATATAGGTGGTACTAATGCGATAAAGAATACTACAAAGTATCCCCAACCAGTGTTTGGACATCCAACATTTTCAAGTTCCCAGAAGTGAGTTTCACCTCTATCGTGATGGTCTGCTTGTCTTCCGATTTCAATAAAGAACCAAGAAGTAAAACAAGTAGAGTTATCCCAATTATGTCTGTAGTCTATTGGTTGGTCTTTCACACGAATTAGTCCGTAGTGTTCTAGATAGTTCAATGCTTCTAGTTCAAAATTTGAGATAGCCCAAATTGTTGCTAGACATGCCATTCCTATCCAACCACCTGCCATAAAGAATAGTGTTACTGTTGGCACGGCCAATAGATATCCTCGTATCCATCGGTTTTGCCAAGAGAAAAAGTTTACACCCATTCTTGCTAGTCTTTCTTTTTCCATATTAAATAGGAATTTAGATTGACCAAAATAAGATAGTGGATAATGACCATAAATTGTTCTACCGCGTGGAGCAGTAGCAGGGTCATCTTCACTTCCTAATTCTAAGTGATGATTGTAAACATGAGCATAACAGAAATGTGCTGAACCAGACAATCCCATCATTGTTCTAGAGATTACGAATCCCATACCTTTGGTATGTGAAAGTTCGTGTCCATAGATAATTCCGATACCAATAAAGATACCAGATGATAGTGTTGCTCCGATTAGATTTATTGCTGTTATACCTTCATGCATAGGTATTAACCCGAATATCATTGTTACTAGTTCACCTTCAGCCCCACCGAATGCCATAAAACTATAAAGTCTATATGCCATTACTAATTGGAACATAATGAACACAGGTAACATGAAATACATGGTCAAGTTTTGGAAGGTTGCCCATCCACGAGTTGAACCATCGGGATTACTTCCTATGCCAGATGTTTCAAATTTCGTAGCAACATCTACAAGTAGACCTACGAAAAGTAAAACTACTCCTAACCATGAAAAGATTCCACCAATTAGGACACCAGTGCCTGCAACTATGATTAGTATTGGCGCTAGTAAGTAGCGTAAGTTTAGTAATATATTTCCCATTTTCATATTTCCTCCCATGAAAAGGTTAATTTTTGTAAAGTGTTTTAAATTAAAGTAAGGAACCCTATATTTAGGGGGGGACTTCAATTATCACTTTACCCATATTTTATTTAGTAGTCATAAATCCTTAACACTTGTCTTAATAGTCAATGATATCAACGATTTTATATATAAGAAATGTCTTATATACACTACTAATTATCAATACATGTAGTTATATTATCAGGTATATACAAGAAATGTCAAGGTAATAAAAAGGCCCACCGAAGTGGGCCAATTCATTTGTAGTTGAGTGACTAACCAATCTCACATTAAATTGGTTACCTTGACGCGTCTGTAGTATTTGTTAGTATTTGCAGTAATACTTGTATTTTCTGCAGTACCAGCAGCAATCACACCTTTATGGAATGGATTTGCAGCAATACCGTAACGAGTTTTGAAACCAATCTTAGGTTGGAAAGTATTCTCACCTACCGCACGAACCATTTGTAATGGAACATATGGGCAGTAGAAGATACCAGCATCGTAAGGTGAAGTTCCTTTATATCCTACAACATAGTATTGTGAAGCAGCAACATTAGCAGCATATGGGTCAACATACACTTTAAATCTGCCGTTCATAACACCAGCGAATGTAGTAGATGTGTCATCTACATTTAAGTTGTTGTTTAGAGCAGGTGTGTAATCTAATACTCCAGCCATTTGTAACGCAGACGCTACATCAGCAGAACATATGATTATGTTACCTTTTCCTCTACGAGTTTGTTGTCCAACAGCGTTAGCATCTCTTTCAAGTGCAAACATTAGACCTTTAAACTTCTCAACACTCCAACGACCATTTGAATCAGTATCTAAGTCGAAAATACCAGCAGTAGTTGTATTAACTTGCGAACCAGCTACAGCTGAAACATAAATGTCTCTAACTACTTCACGATTTACTTCAGCAAGAATTTCACCAGATAAAATATTAGCTAGTTCTGTTTCTGCGTCTAGACCATGAATTGCTTTTAAGTCTTGTGCAAGTTCCATTGTGTACTCAGCTTTTAACGCACGAGTAACAGCGGTTACTGTTGTTTTTTCTATACTGAAAGCCATTTCAGCGAAAGCATTAGTTGTTGTATCACCTAAAGCTTCACCTTGTGCCGTAGTCATACCTGTTGGTGACAAGTATGTACCAGCACTTGGGCTGTCGTTTAATGTTGCAGGGTTTGAACCTGTCATAGCAGATGATGTTAAGTCACCAGCAGCATCATCAGATGCTACACCAGTGTCAGCTTCATCTCCTAGTGCTTCAGTTCCGTCCATAGAAGCGTATCTAGCTCTCATCGCGAAGATAAGACCTGTTGGGCCCGTCATTGGTTGTACACCGCAGACATCATAGGCTATTAAGTTAGGCATTGAGCGTCTAACTAAACTTATAAGAATTGGGTCCCAATTCTCTAAATCAGCACCAGTTTTATTGGTTGGCGCTGCTTCTGAAAGAAAACTTCTGTCTTCTTTAATAGCTTTTTCTTGGTTTTCAAGAATTACAGTAGTTACTGCCCTTTTATATGCATCATCTATCTTAGGTAAGTCGGGATGTGCAAGGACTGGCGACCACTTTTCTTGAAGACTTTCTGTTTGAAACATTTTTTATTTCTCCTATTATATTATTTACTTAGTTGCACCCTTAACATCGCCTGATTGGCTGATAGCTTTTGTATAAGCTGCCATCGAATCTGACATGTCAATGTCCTGTGCAGGGCCAGTTTCTACATTATCTATTGTCTCAGAAGTTTCTTTCTTTACTTTAGGGAAATAACTTTCCTTTAGAGTATCGAGTTTTCCTTTGAAGTTGTCTTCGTTATCGAAGTCAACATCTTGGGTAAGTTCCTTGAACTTTTCAATTTCTGTGTCAGCTAAATCAGAAGTTGATTCTGAAATAACTTTATTACGAGTTAGTTCATCTTTAGACTTTTTAAGGTCCATTGATTCTTCCAAAGTTTTATTAACTTTTTCTTCTAACTCTGCAATCTTGTCTGATTGTGCTTGAAGTACATCATATTTTTCATCAGGGATGTCAACATAATGGTCTTCAAACAGCTGTTTTAATCCAGCTATGAAGTCTTCAGCGATTTCGCCTTTAAGACCTCTTTCTACAGCTAGTTCATTTTCTTTCATCCATTCTTCTACAACATAGTTTAGATAAGTGTCTACTTTTTCTGATAATTCAGATTTAATAGACTTAGTAGCTTCTTCTAACTCTTTGTCATAGTTTCCTTGAAGTCTTGAAACTTCATCACGGACTTTAGATTTAACTGCAGATTCAAAAACTGTAGCAGCTTTCTTTTTAAACTCATCAGTTAGGTCACCTTCTCCACTCATTAGAGCTTCGACATGTTCCGTAACATCAATGTCTTTAATTCTTTGTTCTACAGCTTCTTTTTGTAGAGCTTCTTTTTCTTTATCTTCATCAGAAACTTCTACATTTTCTACTTCTTTCATCTTATCGTAAGCAGCCTTGATAACATCTAGTGGCATTTCTTTCATTGCTTTTAGCATTTCAGTTTTGCTCATTCCGTTATCTAACTCTTTAATTTCTTCTTTCGATTTGATTTCTTCTGTATCCTTTTCAGCGATAACTTCTTGACCTTCTTCAGGTTTAGTTTCATCACCAGACGCTAAAGGTTGAGCAACTTTCTTTCTACCGTCATTTGGTACTTGATTACCTTTTTCAGGTGCAAGTTCAGCTGCTTGAGCTTTATCCCCTGTAGCCTCATCTGCTTTTGCATCGGCTTGATGAGCGGAAGTTTTCTTGTCAAAAGGATGTTGAACTGCTGGGCCTAGGTCTTGAACCTCCCCACCAGGTGTGACTGCTGAAGCTTCAGAAGCTTTAATACCAGGTTCCGCAGGAG